TTAACTTGGGGTAAGGGGTGTTTATAAAAAAAAATTTTAACACCCCTTTTTCCCCACACTTCCCCATCTTTAGTATTACCAGCATTTATTATTCTTATACAGAAAGGAAGTGAAATAAGTGCTATTCTATGACTTTGAAGTATTCAAATATGATTGGCTGGTTGTAATCATTGATGTAATCAATAAAAAAGAACATGTCATTGTCAATAATGTTGAAAAACTTAAAGATATTTATGACAAACATAAAGATGATATTTGGGTTGGCTATAATTCAAGAAGCTATGACCAGTATATCTTAAAAGGCTTGTTATGTGGTTTTAATCCTAAAGAAATCAATGATTACATCATAGTTAAAAATAAACCAGGTTGGAAATTTTCAAGCTTATTAAATCAGATTCCACTAAATAACTATGATGTCATGACCAGCTTCCACAGTTTGAAGCAGCTTGAAGGCTTCATGGGGAATAACATCAAAGAATCCAGTGTTCCTTTTGACATAGACAGGAAGCTTACCCCTGAAGAAATTAAAGAAACAATGAAGTATTGTCGGCATGATGTAGAACAGACTATTGAAGTATTCATTCAAAGAAAAGAAGAATTTGATAGTCATATTTCACTATTGAAAGCTTTTAAGTTGCCATTAACTTATATATCCAAAACTAAAGCACAGCTTTCAGCTATCATCCTGGGGGCAACTCAAAGGAAATGGAATGATGAATTTGAAATAGTATTCCCTGACACTTTGAGAATTAAAAAGTATAAAGAGGTTTTGAACTGGTATAAAAACCCATTAAACAGAGATTACAATAAAACACTTAAAATTGAAGTTGCTGGAGTTCCCCATGTGTTTGCCTGGGGCGGGTTGCATGGTGCTATTGATAAATACCATGGTGAAGGTCATTTCATCAATATTGATGTGGCTTCCTATTATCCAGCATTGATGATTGAATACAACTTCATTAGCAGGAATATTTCAAACCCAAATAAGTACAGGGAAATCAGGGATGAAAGATTAAGGCTGAAGGTAGAAAAGAACCCAATGCAAGCACCTTATAAAATCGTTCTGAACAGCACTTATGGTGCAATGAAGGACAAGAACAATGCTTTATATGACCCAAGGCAAGCAAACAATGTTTGTGTTGGTGGTCAACTTCTGCTGCTGGATTTAATTGAAATGCTTGAAGGTCATTGTCAATTGATTCAATCAAATACTGATGGTTTAATCATCAAGCTATTCAAAGAAGATGATTATGAACTGATTGATGATATTTGTTACGAATGGGAACAAAGAACCAGGATGCAGCTTGAATTTGAATCTTATAAAAAGATATTTCAGAAGGATGTAAACAATTATGTAATTGTTGATTTTGATGGTGGTTACAAGTCAAAAGGTGCTTATGTGAAGAAGCTGAACAGCCTTGATTATGACCTTCCAATTGTCAATAAGGCACTGAAGGAATATTTGCTTCATGGAATACATCCACAAAAGACTATTGAAGAATGTAATGAATTGAGGGAATTCCAAAAGATTGTAAAGGTAAGCAGCAAATATTTATATGCTTTATACAATCCAACGGTCACTGAAGAAAAAGTTCGTGGTGAAGATGGAAAATTGAAAACAGTTAAAGTGTTCACTGGTGGTGAGATTCAAAAGGAAAAATGTTTCAGGGTATTTGCTTCAAAGCTGGAATCTGAAGGCAGTATTTACAAGGTAAAAAATCTTCAGAAGAATCCTGAAAAATTCCAGGATACACCTGAACATTGTTTCTTTATCAATGATGATGTAACAAATATAAAGATACCAAGCAAGCTTGATAAAAATTGGTATGTTGATTTGGCAATTAAGAGGTTGAAAGATTTTGGGGTGATGATATGAGGTCATCAAATATTAAGAAAAGGGGGTGTGTTGAAAAATGCAGTTGTTCAAAGGTTATGTTGAAACTAAAGATAAAAAGTGCATTGAAAAATTCAAGGGAAGAACCGATTTGAAAACCTTTGAACAGGTTCAATCACTTCCTGAATTTGCGGGCATCCTTGGGGATGAAACAATCCTGATTGATATTGATGACTTTGAATCAAGTGAAGTTATATTCAAGATAGTCAAGACATTAAAGTTAAAATGCAGAGTTTATAAAACAAGCAGGGGAAAGCACTTCTTGTTTAAAAACAAGGGTGTAACAACTAACAAGACAAAATGTAAGCTTGCAATTGGTTTGACTGCTGACATTAAGCTTGGAAGTAGAAATTCATATTCAATTTTGAAGTTCAACAATAAGAACAGGGAAATTCTTTATGACACCCCTGAAGATAAAATTCAGGAACTTCCCAAATGGATGACCCCTGTTAGAACCAGCTTTGAATTTCTTGACATGGAAGCTGGGGATGGTAGAAACCAAGCTTTATTTAATTACATCCTGACACTTCAATCTGCTGACTTTACAGTTGAAGAAGCAAGGGAAACAATCAGGTTGATAAACAGCTATGTTTTGAAAGTTCCATTGAAGGATTCTGAACTTGATGTAGTGCTGCGGGATGATGCTTTCAAGAAGCCAATTTTCTTCAAAGGAACAACATTCTTGTTTGATAAGTTTGCAACCTATATCAAGAACAATAACCACATCATCAAGATAAATAATCAGCTTCATATCTATAAAGATGGTGTTTATGTTGATGGTCAAGCTGAAATTGAAGCTGAAATGATAAGACACATTAGTAATTTAAACAGAGCAAAAAGAAATGAAGTTATGGCTTACCTGAACCTGTTAATAAGGGATAATACACCAACTTCAGAAGCCAATTTAATTGCTTTTAGGAATGGAGTTTATAACATCAGGGATGATACATTTGTTCCATTTTCCCCCGACATAATCATCACCAATAAAATCAATTGGGATTATAACCCTGCTGCTTATTCTGAATTAGTTGATAAAACCTTAAATAAAATGGCTTGTCATGATAACCAGGTCAGGATGCTACTGGAAGAAGTAATTGGATATTGCCTTTACAGAAGAAATGAATTGGGAAAGGCTTTCATCTTAATTGGTGACAGGGCTAATGGAAAATCAACATTCTTGGATATGGTAAAAACAATGCTGGGGGATGAAAATATTGCTTCCCTTGACCTGGGTGAATTAGGTGACAGATTTAAGACTGCTGAACTGTTTGGGAAGCTTGCCAACATAGGTGATGACATAGGTGATGAATTCATTGCCAATGCTTCAGTGTTCAAAAAGCTGGTTACTGGTGACAGAATTAATGTTGAAAGAAAAGGTCAAGACCCCTTTGAATTCAACAACTATGCAAAGCTTCTTTTCAGTGCCAATAATATCCCAAGAATTAAAGACAAAACAGGTGCAGTGCAAAGAAGATTGGCAATCATTCCATTTGATGCAAAGTTCAGTGTAGATGACCCTGATTATAGACCATATATAAAATATGAACTACGGGAACAGGAATGTATTGAATATATGATATTACTTGGGATTGAAGGACTTAAAAGAGTTCTATTAAATCAGAAGTTTACTGATTCAACAAGAGTTGAACGGGAACTTGAAGAATATGAAGAATCCAATAACCCAATCATTGGCTTCTTCAAAGAAATTAGTGAAGAAGAAGTTGACAATGAACCAACCAAGAACATTTATAAGCAATACCAGGTATATTGTGCTGAAAATAATCTTCAGCCATTAAGTAGAATTGAGTTTTCGAGACAAGTTACAAGAAGGTTTAATTATGAAATTGTTGATAAAAAAATTGATGGAAAAAAGTATAGAGTATTTCAGAAAAGGAGTGATTAACTTGCAAGACAGATGTGTATGCTGCGGGGAATATGTTCCTGAAGGAAGGCAGATTTGCAACAATTGTGAAACTGGAAGGATAAAAGACAGTGGAAACAGGACAAAGTTCCCAACTGGGGCAATTCGTGATATGCACAGGGGTAAAGGAAGATATGATTTACTTCCCTGGGAAGCCATCCATGAATTAGCCCTTCATTGTGAAGAAGGTGCTTTGAAATACGGTGAAAGGAATTGTGAAAAGGGCATCCCCATTCATAGTTTAATTGATTCGGCAATTAGACACCTTTCCTGCTACATGCGGGGCATGAAAGATGAACCCCATTTAAGGGCTGCCATGTGGAATATTGCTTTTGCCATATGGATGGAAAAGAAGAAACCTGAAATGCAAGATATACCATCAAGATTGGAAGGTGATGTAAGTGAAGGTTATTAAGCCAAGTGTTGAAATTATAGATGTATTTGATGGACTGGATGTAATAAGGAAATTGGAATTGTGTGGGCGGGTTTGCTATAAATCAGAACATAAAATGAATGATGCTTCCCCTTATAAGTTCATTCAGAACATTATCAATAGAGGTCATGAATCAGTTTTAGAACATTTCAGCTTTACAGTAAAGTTTATTTGTGACAGGGGCGTTTCTCATGAAATAGTTAGGCATAGGATAGCAAGCTATTCCCAGGAATCAACCAGATATTGTAATTATTCAAAAGGTCAATTCAACGGTGAAATAACTGTAATTGAACCTTGTTTCTTGGTTCCCGGAACAGAAGGTTATGATATGTGGTATAGGGCTTGTCAAATGGCTGAACAATATTATTTTTCAATGCTGGATTGGGGATGCAGCCCACAAGAAGCAAGGGCAGTTCTTCCAAACAGCTTAAAAACTGAACTGGTAATGACAGCAAACATCAGGGAATGGCGACATTTCTTAAAATTAAGGACATCACCAGCAGCACATCCACAAATGCGGGAAGTTGCCAATTTACTGTTGAAGGAGTTGAAGCAGAAGATTCCAGTTCTGTTTGATGATATTAAAGGTGGTGAATGATATGGAAGGAAGAACAGGAACTTGATAAAAAGGTTCATAATTTGATAAATGTTTTAAAGTTTATTATTGATTGGGCTGGGTTTGAACTTATCAGCAGAATTGAAATCAGGGATAAGAAAACAAGAAAGGAATTCAAATGATGAAAAGGACTTATGTTGTTAGTAAAGATGAAAAATCAGGTTTATGGTATGCACATATGGTTGGTTTTCCTTGGATTCCAGTTTGGGGAAGTTTCAGCAAAAGTAAAAGAGCAGCACAGAAACATGCTGCTGATTGCATGGCTTTATCATTAAAAGAATATTTGCAGCTAAAATAAAAAATTTTTTTACCAGTTTGGTTCAATAACTTGAAAATTAAGTTTCAAAAATTGAAGGGAAGTGAATTTGATGAAGCTAGAAGAAAGAATTATAAACTTTGAAAACATGATGGGGAAGTTCCTTCCAACTGAATTTATGGAATGGTTGAAGGAAAATAACTTCTTCACAGCACCAGCATCAATGAATCATCATGGGAATTATGAAGGTGGTTTGTTTGACCATTCTTATGCAGTAGCTGAACAATTAAAGCAGCTCACCAAAGCCAACAGGTTGAAGTGGATGAACCCAAGGTCACCTTTTGTGGTTGGAATGTTCCATGACCTTTGCAAGATTGATAATTACAAGATGGTTATTGATGAACCAGGGGTTGAAGTCTTTGGTGGGGCGGTTAAAGGAAGGACTTATAAGTTTGAATACAATAATGACTTATTGCTTGATGGTCATGGGGATAAGTCAGTAATGTACCTGGCGCAACACATGAAATTAACACCTGAAGAAGTAATGTGCATCAGATGGCATATGGGGGCTTTTGATGAAAAGCACAATTGGAAGTATTACACCAGGGCAATTAAGAAATATCCTAATGTTCTTTGGACACATACAGCAGATATGATTGCTTCGCAAATAATGGGGGTGTAGTAGTGGGATTTATAATTGATTTGAATAAAACTTATACACCTTACTTTAAGGCTTTTATTAAAGCAATGGGGTTAAAAGATGGTGATGAATGTAAGGGTTATGAATTTATCAATTGGATTACTAGGAAGCATGAAGAATTTAGAAAGAGTATTGGACTTGATAAATATACCCCTTACACAAAAGAGCAGGAAAAAATGTTTCTAAAATTCATTAACGGTTCAAGATGAAGGTAAAAGTTCAAGATGGGTTCAAGATGTAAACAAGACATCTTGAACCGTATCAAACACAGTAACAGCAATGGTTTGAGGGGTGCGGTTCAAGATGGTTCAAGATAAAATGAAAGTTCTTTATATATTACATTTTTTTAATTAAATACTTAAAACAAATAAATATATATCTAAAATAATAAAAGTATATAAGCATACATCTTGAACATCTTGAACCTGAAACCTTGAACCTATTGATATATAAAGCTTTGAAGGGGTTCAAGATGTAAAAATCATCTTGAACCAATCTTGAACCATGTTGAACCAGGATAAGAAAGGGTGATTTTATGAAAGAAGATTTGAAAGTTGATATTCAAAATTTAATAGATGTTGTTCAGGAACTATTAATTGAGTTGAAAAAGAAAGGTTTTACAAAGCATAATAAGCAGACTGCTTTTCAGAAAACAGAACAGTTGCTTTATAATTATATGAACTTCAAGCAGGTTATAGCTGATAAACAAAAGGCAATTGAACAAATAAAACAAGAAGGTATTCAGAAAAGAAGTAAAAGTATTGTAAATTTCACAGGAAATTATCAGCTTGATACCAGAAATGACTTTGAAAAAGCTGAAGAACAAATTGAAGCACTTGAAAATTCAATTATGATAACCAAACGATACATAGAAATAATAGATGCTGCACTGTCAAAGC